GTCTTTTCTCCCTTATTATATATAGCATATCGGAAAGGATCTTATTTTCAACTAATCTCTCACATAAAAACTGAGCTATCTCAGTGGATAACTCAGTCTTAGTTGTTTTATTGTTTGGATAAATCAATGTTAACAATATACACATCACCTTTATGTTCATCACCTTGTTTATCTACATAAATATCCTGTGTTGTAATTGCTACTTTTGTTATACCTTCAGGAATTTCGAATACTAGAACACCTTCTTTAGATTCTCCCGGAGACAATGTATATTCTTTTTCAAACTCTTCATTAAAAATAGCATCCTTATCATAATAAGAATTAGGTCCTGCTGCACCCGGATCATCAGCACTTAACTTATCCCATTCGATAATGATATCTGATGGGTACATTGTAATATCCTTATTAAATGTGTTTGTGACACTAAGCTTAACACCGACAAATTGTTTTCCAGCTTCTGGTTTTATTCCGTTAATATCTGTTGAAGATAAATAATCTAACACTGTTAAGTCAAAGAACATTGTTTGAGCTGTATCTCCAACTTCATATTCATGGTAGCTATCGTCTGTTCCTGTTGTTGTATTGTTTTCTGTACTTCCATTGTTTTCTGTACTTCCATTGTTTTCATTAACAATGTCAGATAATGTCTTTCTTGTGCAACCAGCAGATCCAAATGTCACTGCTAACGCTAAAAATAATACACTTAATTTCTTCATTCTTTTTCTCCTGTTTCCCCAATTGAAACTATGCAAACTATTGCATCTGTATATAGTATAGCAATAAATACACCATAAAATATAGTAAAAAGAGCAAAAACTCTTTGTCAAAGACAATAAAAAAATACTAAAGTATATAGATTTTTACACAAAAAAGGTAAAAAAGGTATAAAAAAAAGCCCCTGACTTTGGACTAATAAGTTAATGGAGCGAGTGATGAGAAAAGATTGAGGGTGTTTTTTGATGCGACAGGCTATGTAAATACTGCTATTTTACTGCATATTCGTGCATCGACAGACCGCGATTTTTTAAAAAAGTTGACCAAAAAGTTGACCACAATAATCACGCATGCAAGCATAAAAAAATAGCCTACCCTCAATTAAGAGAGTAGGCTTTTATAGTTGAAAGTTATTTTAGGTCCTCTTCAGCAGTCTCATTAGGCTCTACTTCTGGTAGACCTGCCAACGATGTGCCAATGGATAAAATCGCAGCTAATGCAGAAGTAGAGCAAACTAACTTCCAGTCAACGCCACCGATTGTTGCAGTTGTTCCGATTGTAGCAACGAATGTTTGTGCAGCTGTTTTCAATGCACGTCTGCCTGCGGCTTTCGCCCATTTGATCCAATAATTTTTGTCTTTCATTTAGATACCCTTTCCCTTCTTTCTTCTACTTGTTTGATTCGTTCGGTTAGAAACGTTACGGATGTTTCTGTTTGAGCGAGTCTGTTTTCCAGAGACATAACGCGGTTGCTTACATCTCTGGTTGTAGCTTTTAAATCCGTGATGCCTTCCTTGACATACGCGATATTTGCATTCATTTTCCCTAACTCTTCGGCTAACTCCTTAGCCTGGTCTTTGTTACCCTTATGAATTGTTGCATTAACACTCCAAATAGTAGCAACTAGACCGCCGAGAGATACTAGCAGGCTAAGATATACAGGATTAATTCCTTCTTGCATGAAGCCACCGCCTATCTAACTCGGATTGTTTTGCCTGGATAAATCAGATCCGGATTAGCAATTCCGTTAACATCTGCTAACCATTGCCAAGAAACACCATTTTCCGCTCCAATTCCAGAAAGCGTGTCACCATCTTGGATTGTGTAATACACTTCATCGCTTGTGTTAGCAACTGGTTCACCACTGACGATGATTTCTTGACCAGCATAAATCTTGTTTGGATCTGCAATGCCGTTAATTTCTGCTAGGTGTTGATAAGTTGTGCCAAACTTAGCCGCAATTCCGGAAAGTGTATCGCCATACTGTGCCACATAAACGTTAGATGATGTTGCAGCTGGTGATTGTGCAGGTGATGGAACATAATCAGTTGGTCTATCAGCTGTTGCACCAGTACGATAAATTGATGGGTCAACAAAGATTACATTTTCGTCTAATGTTCCATAGTTGCTAGTGTATTGCTGGATAGTGCCATATGCAGATGTATCTACTGTATGACTTCCATCGTTGTTACCCCAAGCCGCTACCCACTTATCATATGGATCACATTCAGGCGCTAAATAACCAAGCCAAGAAAGCGATGTATAAATTCCGGTGTAGTATCCAGCAGAAGCAATTACGTCGCAGAATGCACGTGACATAGGCGCAATGTTATCGTGTGTGATAGCCACACCATTATTGACTTTGTAATGGTCTGCGTCTTCCATGTCTAGCCATACACCTAAGCCAATATCCACGCCGCTAATAATGGATAGGAAACGTTGTGCTTCTTCGATTGCCTGTGCTGTGTTTAGCGCATAGGAATAGAAGTATACACCGATTGTGATGCCTAAACGTTGGCACTCTGAAACATGTCGTCTGAATGAATAGTCTTCACGGCTTGCAACACCGGCGCGTAAGATAGCATACTTTCCGGCGTAAGGCGTGAAGTCAAAATTTGGTTGATGTTCAGAAACATCAGGTACGTTATAAATTCTCATTTTTCTTTTCCTCTTTTCTATCTAAAAAGGCACCCTTTCGAGTGCCTTAATAGCAATATTTATTTTTTGTAATCCCAGGCATTGCCGAAACCTGGTTCATTACCTTTGTTTCCATCAATTGTTGAGATAAACACAATTCCTCTAGCGATTGCTAAATCACCTTTGTTGTAGGTTTTCTTTTCATCCCACGGTTTTGCTTCTCGTTCCTTCGTTAAATCATCATACAGTAACGGTGTCTTTTCAGGTGTTTGGCCATCTTTTGATGTATGGTCAGAGACAACTGAATAAGGAACTCCATTGAATACGATACGCTGGCTCTTTTTGTATTTTACATTTGGAATCCAGTCATCCAGGAAAGCAATGTACTTTTTGACCGTTTCAACAGTCGCAGTCTGTAAAATGTCATTCACTAATGGACGTACCTCTTTATAACGATTTGCTTCAATATCTTTTTCTGGAACATCTGTAAGGATAAAAGATAAGGTATAGCCAGTACCAGATTTAGAGAACGTCAGTGGATCCGTGTACATTTTATAAACCGTATTATCTCCATCAAATGAAATGTCATGAATCACACCTACTTCAAAAGAATCGATTAGAGGTTTCAAATTCTCAAAAACTGTTCTATTGAAAGTAACAACGCTTTTATTGTTACTTGGTATCTCTGTAAATTTCTTGTTGTCAATTAACATTAGTCACCCTCCTAAACTGATTTAACAAAAAGCACATCTACACTTGCAGTAATAGGAACACTAGCCCATCCATTAGGATTGTAGACAGTGCAATATGCAACGTTATTTGTAAAGTTGTATAGCGATACAATGCATCTATAGTCAGTGTATGGTTGCAACAGAGCCACTAATTTATATCCAGAAGGAGTAGTAATGTTAATTCTAACGTCTTCCCTATCATTCACCGTTGCATTGAATGTTGATCTAGAACCAGAGCCGTTAAATCTTTTAACGATAAATGTATCATTTCCGCCAATAACCAATCCACCCTTTGCAATAATTTTTCCTGGTACTTCTAAGTTATCTTTTGTGACAATATTCTTTGAGTTTTTAGCTGTAACCGTCACATTAGTAATGGAAATGTTTGTTGCTGTATATGTTCCTAATTCTAAGTAAAAATGCGTGCCACCTAAAATATCTGTATTACTTGCACCAGACGGTATTGTTTGTGCAGTAACAATGCGTATCTTATCAGAATTACCTAAATTAATATCTACATATATTTTAAATTGTGTAGCGTTTCTACCTGCACCCATTGTTGCATTTACATCTTGTTCATCAACCTGAAAATCTCTACCAGCTACAACACCTCTGAATGAAGTGATGTGTAGTTTATTACCACTGATTGTTATATTCGGAATAGAAAACAATCCATCTTCGAATAATTTACTGATTATGTATGCATCATCAGATGCAGTTACATTTGTTCCTGTAGCCCTAATTACTTTGCTCATTGGTTATCCCTCCTAATACTTCTAATGATGCTTGTTAGTGATTTTCTAGCATATCCAAATTTAACTATCTGGATATTATCTCCCTCATTTTCATATCCGGTGCAGATAGAAAAATGTGATGTTCCATTGTTGAATATCTGATACAATTTACCAATTTCAAAAGGCTCTAACACTTTTGATTTTGTATAGAACTTGATTGTGGTTTCCTCGTCATACAAATTCTTATACAGTGTTTCTGTTGCAGTAGATAAAGCCTTTTGTTCAAAACTCTCACCATTTTCAACTTTATACTCTATTGTTTGAACTGCAGTTACGATGGGAGAAATTATTCCATCTGACGTATTCTCGATTGTTCCGGACATGCCATCTGCAGTTGGAATAAAATAGTATTTCTTCTGTACTAATTGGTTTTGTTCAGCTTTTATCTTATCAATGCATACGCACACATTTGGACTTAACTCACTAGAACCGGAATTAATATTGTAGTCAATCAAATCATTTAACGATAAATCAAACTTATATGCTTTAGAATTGTCATTTTGGACACCAATACACTTAATCCAAGCATTCGCCCAGTCTATTGATAAATCAATCCTATATCCTTTATTTCTAAGCAATGATACAAGCACATCTCTTATATTTGTAATCCGTTCATCACCCAGATGCGCTTGAATCTCATTGAATGCATCAATTCCTTTATCATTGCCAAAATAAAAGCGTGGCGATTTACCATCCACGCTTATCATTTGTATTGCACTCTTGATCCAGTTGAAAAGATATCTATTAGTATCATTAAGAGACAATGTATATACATTTGCATCAAGAAGGCTTTCTAAAGGCAGGCACGAAAGTTCAAGATAAGACTCTTTACCAATAGATATATCAGATATTACACCTTCATATATAACACCAGAAGTATTATTAACTCGTACCAACATCCCTTTTTCAAGTTTAAATTCAACCTTTGGTATTTTAATTAATGTTTTCACCATAGAGATATAGTCAACTGCAGGTACGCAATAAAACGCTTCTGAACGACCAATATATTCAACTGTTTGAGTAAAATATATAACGTTATACTGCATTAAATTCCCTCCGGATTACCACAGCACTTTTAACCATATCTCCTGATTCATTAGTCACAAGCATCTTACACTCACCTAAAGGTAATTTTACGAAGTTTTGCATATCAAAGTTGCAATATTGATATGCATTCTTTTTTTCTGATGTTTGACCAATAACGTGCGTAATCTCTGTTTGCCCATCTATTGAATTAATAATCAACTCATCATCAGTAGCTAATTTGATATTACATTGACCGTGTAGAACTTCCTGTTCATTACAGATAATAGTCCATCTAGGATTCAAACACGGCCCAAATATAGTAAGAATAGTAGGCACATTATTTGCTGAAAGATTTTGAATATTAAATGTTCCTATCAAACTTTCAGTATATGAATAGCCGTAATCAAACCCATATATCTTTCCGCCTGTAATATCGCTTCTACCATCTATATAGTGAAATTCTTCATCATACCACTTTGATTTTGCAATGATAGACATAGTGCATTTTAAAGCTCTATCATTATGCTCAATTTCAGATTTTTCTATCTGAACAATATCAGCATCCATCATATACACGCTTCCATTAGGCAATGAATATTCCAACTTACAAGCATTATTATCTTTTGATAAAGCATTTACAAACGCTTGATAGTTTTCGTATACAGCTTGCCTATTATTACCTCTTACTATCAAAATGCCAGAAATAGAACGTTGAGGAATAGTATCTCCAACGCGTACATATGCGTTTCCTAATTTCTCATATGCATAATCTGTATTAAGACCAAGCCCAGAAGGAGATTCAAAAAAGTAAGTGTGATCAAGTCCATCCGTCAAATTGAAAGTGGCGGATGATAAATGGATTTTAAATCTTCTAATTGTCACTAAATCGCCCTCCCAAGTTCTAGATTAATTTGTCTAATCATCTTTTTAACAAGAGTATCTTCATCCATGCCAGGAGAAGCATATACATTAATTGTAATATTTCCATTAGTATGTTTCTTTAACCAATCTGTACCAACGACTGTTTCTGAACCAGCTTCACCCACACCAATGATCGTTGGCTCTGTAAACGTGTATGGTTGATTCATTGCTTTAGCATACCAATCTACGCCTATACTTGGCATGCCATCTTTTAGCCAATCTAACGGATTAATAGAACCACTAATGCTAAAGTGAGGAAGTGGGATATGTGGCCACTTAAATTCAAAACTAAATAAGCCTTTTATAGTATCAATTGCATTAGTGAAAATTGAGGTTACACCTTCCCATAAAGAAGATGCTTTTTTCTTTATGCCATCCCATATTCCTCCGAAGAAATCACCAATACCATTCCATGTAGCAACTAGACCATTCCAAGCATTTACAGCAAAATCGCATATCGCGGTCCATACTTCACCAGCTTTTTCTTTAATCGTATCCCAATTCTTATATAGCGCTATCCCTATTGCTACAACAGCCGCAACAGCCAATATAATACCTCCGATTGTTGCAATCATCGGAAGCATTGCAACATTTAGCGCCGCGGCAAGCCCTGTAAGAGTGCTAACTATGCCAAGTATAGGAGAAATTGCAGCAACCAGTGCAAGCATTGTCAAAATAAAAGTCTGCGTACCTCCATCGAGATTTGCAAACCACTCTATAATTCCTGAAACAGTTTCTACAAGTTTTTCTAGTTTAGGCAATAACTTTTCTGCTAGTGTAGCACCAACTTTTAAAAATGATTGTTGTGCCTTCGCTTTTAATGTGTCTAATCCATCGTTAAATTGGTTAGCAGAATCTAATGCATCTTGAGAAAGTATCAATCCAGCCGCTTGTGCCTCATCACCCAATTGTTTTAGAGATGCGCCGCCATCATCAATTACACCAGCCATATCCATCGCTGATTTACCAAATAGTTGCATCGAAAGAGCATCTCTTTCTGTGCCATTCTCGACTTTTGATAATGCATCAATTACATCAAACCATACATCTGTGGCATTTCTTAGAGTACCATCTTGATTTTTAACAGAAACACCTAGTTTATCAAAAGCATCATTGCCGTTTGCCATGTTTGAAGTAAGCTTCTTAATTGAACCTGACATTGTTTCCATACTTACATCAATCAGATCGCTTGCATACTTCATTTTTTGAAGTTCTTCAGTGCTGAAACCTGTCTGCTTTGCAATTGTATTAATATCATCTGCGGTCTTTCCTGCAGCAATTGTCATTCCAATAAGACCTGCCGCACCTGCTGCAGCCGCTGTAGAAAGTCCTCTTGTCTGTTCGGACATCTTGCCAGTCGCATTTGATACAGACTGTAAAGCTGGCGTTAATGCATTGCCATACTGTTTATTAAGGTTTTTAAGCTCTTCCGTAGTCGAAATGATATCACGTTCAAGAGCTTGCATCTGCTCTCTATTCTTTCCTGTGTCACCCTCTGCTTTTAATTGTGCATAGAGTTTCTTTTCTTCTTCCAGTTTCGTATTAGCAGCACTAATTGATTTCCCTAGTAACTCATGTTTTTGATTTAATAATGTAATATTCCCTGGATCTAGTTTTAGTAATTTATTGACATCCTTCAACTGCTTTTGTGTATCGGCTATCGTTGAATTTGCTTGTTTTAATGATTGTGATAGTTTGGTTGTATTACCCCCTATTTCAATCGTTATACCTCTAATTTTGTCAGCCATACTAACCACCTTCCTAGAATTTGTCTATATCACTCTCGGATGCCATAACATCCCATTCATAATCATCGTTAATCTTCTCTGCCAGCATGTCGTAAATCATGCCTGCATCAAGTTCATCTAACTCATCCATAGATAACCCCAATTCTTTGCAACGTAGCATGAATACTGCTGTACTTATCGGTCTGTTTGTATGGCTTACGCTTTTTTTATTTCGACAGTAGTTCCTAATGATTTAGCCCATAATTCCATAATCTGTGGATAGACAGTTTCATATGGAAAAACTTCATAACTATCCAGCCATTCCCAAACATCATCTGGAATCGATTCATCTGCTTGTTTAGCCATGACATATGCAAAATTTGCAAAGATTTCTAATACATCTGCAGTCATAGTCTGGTCTTTTGCTACACGAATCTTGTTTAAATCCTGTATAAGATCGTGTCCGAACATTTTTCTATAACGGATTGTTGTAGTTGCAGATGCTTTAAATTTTGTTTCTTTTCCACTAATTTCAATAACCTTTTCCATAGTTTCTCCTTTTGCAATTAATACACAAATTAAAACCAATCATCCTTGATCAAATGATTGGCTTTTGTTCATGCATTATCCTGTGATTTCTGTTACTTGTTCAAACCACTTTGTATATACTTCATCGCCTGTTTTCGCAGAGAATTTAACATGTCCGTCGTTAATACGAGGTGGTGCAGAGAATTTTAACTGTACATGATTTGGTTTAATTGTCTTTTCCTTAGTTTCGCCACTTTCTCCATTACGAGAAAATTTAACACGGTATAAAAGTCCACGCTTGCCCTTAACTGTGCTATCACCGCCGATTTCGAATTGCCATAGTAGTGCAACTTCCTTCGTTTGGTCCTTATCCGTTTCAAGAATGCCACCCTTTGTGCCTTTCTTTCTGCCAAATACTTCGGACTCGAATTCCTCTGGCAATGATTCTAATTCAAGCGTGCCAGCATATCCATTATTTACAATGTCGTTATACCAACTTACATTATCTGCAAATTCTTCGATTGTATCACCCTCTGCTTCCATGCTTAATGATACAGCACCTGGCAATTTCTTAACATCGCCATATGTCAGGTGGCCTGTACCATCATCTGTAGCAATCGCATAGTGTACGTTGCTGATGCCATATTTAATCTTACCCATCAATAACTACCTCACTTTCATATAGTACTTCATACATATCTTCTTGATTGATGTATTGTTCTGATTTTTCATACACCAATCCGTTAGCTTTTAATACATTTTCAACTTTCCGCTCTGTATCAAAATCTTTTGTCTTAGTGTATAGTTCGATATTTAAGTTTGTAATGCTTGCATAATTTGTGTTATCTGCGCACTCATCATTACTAGATGGATAATAAAAAAGAATATACGGAAGATTTGGTGCTTTTTCTTCGGGCCACTGATAATATGCACACTTATTAGTTCCTAAGATTCCATTTAGTATGGAAGCAATTTCATCAAATCTCATTTCCCTATTCTCTCCTTTATTCTTTCCACCAGTTCTTCTTGAGTCCAGTCATTTACAATAGCAATATGTTGGAACGCTTTAGTTCTTCCACCATTTGCTTTCGCATGACCAAATTCAAGTAAGTGTGTTAATTGATAATCTGTCTTGTTGTGCACAATTGCTTTAACTTGTGTTCGTTTTGCTTCTTTAGAAGTTGACCAGCCTTTGTTATATCTACCTGTTCTGCGATTGTAACTATTAGCAGATTTCAATCTTTTAGTGGCTTCTTTTGCCACATCTGGAATAATTTCTCCAATTGCTTGGCTCGCTTCATCACCATATTCAGTAAGTAAGCCATTTATTGTAGATGATAAATCATCTGGTAATATTGTTTGCTTACTCATTTCCTTTGCGTTTTTCTGTATATAGTTCTATATGATCATCATCTCGTTCATATGTACGATAGATAGTTAGTCTCTGCCCATGATATATACAGATTTCTTCACCTCTATAATCACCAGCAAAAACAATGAATTGTTTCTGCGGATTCAACCCCATCCTTCTACCGCTGAACCACTCTGTAGAGCTTGTACTAGATACAGAGCAGAAAACATCCCGATGGCTTTCTACAGTTTCAAATACACCCTTATCATTCTTTTCTGATAATTCAGAAACAAGTGTAATTACGTCAGACTTACTCATCGCTCTTCTTCTTTCTAAATCCAGCAACCTTTAATCGTTCCTGGTATAGATTCCACGATTTTTCATCTCCGTTGCCGAACATGCCACGAACATATAAAACAACTAGCTTGCATTCATTCTGGTTATTAACATTGAAATCTATTCCGGTTGCTTCGGCAATATCTTCCTTTGCGGCTTCAATTAGATGATCAATTTCACCACCATCATACGCATCTGTAGTAATACGCAGATTCGTTTTAACATATTGTTTTAACTCCGTATCATTCATAATTACCTCCCACCAACAGAAATAGAAAAAGGAGAAGATATTTCACTTCTCCTTTTAAATCCAAAATTAAACTTTAGCAATAAATGCGCCTGCACCTGCATTACGCATTGTACCCTGTGCACGTGTATATCCAGAGTAGATAATCTTATGTGCCTTAATATCCTTATCTGTTTCAATCATAACAGGCTGTACAACGTTTAATACGAACATCTTTGGATCTAAGATAAAGATTTCGCTACCTGCAGCAGAATCTTCCTTAACTTCTGAACCAAATGTCACACCATCACGGAATACAGGTTGTCCGTTCTTATCCACTAGAGATAATACAGAGCCGAACTTAGTTCCACGTGATGCATATACAACTAGATTGCTACCAGCTGATACCTTTCCAAATGCAGAAATATATGATGCATAATCAAGTGTAGCAGCAACAACCTTATTAGCAGCACAATCAGCCTTAATTTGTGCAAATACATCAGTAGCCAATGCTTCACCTAAATCTGCAGCAATTTCAGCAGCTAAGTAATCTTCCAAAGCGCCCTGTGTCATCTTTGCTTCTGCGTAAGATAATTCAACACTCTTAGAGTAATCATTTCCATTTAATACAACCTTAACGAATGTATTTGTTTCATCAGCATTTGCAGTACCTTCTGTTACCTTCTTAGCCTTACCAGCAGTAATTGCAGTATGCTTTGATACTTCTAAGATAACACCTGTATTCTTAATATCAATGTCTGCCAAGATTGGATGTGCTGTGTGGATATTATCCCAAATCTTATCATCTAACTGTTTTGGTAATGCAACACCATTGTCTGTTGTAATTAATGCAGCACGTTGTTCTGGTGTAGCTTCACCTTTTAAGAATGCATAGAACGCATCACGATATTCCATCATATCTTTTGTAATATTGATTTCCATTTTTCTCTCCTCTGTAGGTAGGACTACTTCCTTACCCTTTCCATTTTCAACTGCTTCAACTTCTGCTCGTTCTTCTTTTTCTTTTTCTTCAAGTTCTTGTTTCTTGAGCATTAGTTCTTTTGTTCGTTCCTCGATTGTGTCCAGTTCATCTCCCAACTCTGCACAACGTGTTTCGCTTGCGGTTTCAACTTCTTTAGAAATTGCAGATGCACGTTCTTGAGTGGCATTTAACTGTTCGAGGACTTCACGTAATTCCTTATTCATTTGAATCCTTTCTAGCCAGTTGCTCTGCTCTAGCCTTTAGCGCTTTTCGTCTTTCTTCTACGAAATCAGCTTTCGCTTTTTTCTGTTCACTCTCCAGTGATGCTTTCACGCTCTCCAGTGATCTAGCATTAATAGAAGTCTGATCATACGCAGGGAATGTAACTGCTGATACTTCAAATACCTTTGAAATACTTGTAATATGTCTGACCGGTTTCTCTGTATCCAGTCCTTCCCATCTCTCTCTGTCAACAGTGAACATAAAAGACATTCCACTACAGTCTTGACGATTAACAGCTGAATATAATTCTCTTGCTCTTGAATTATTTTCTGTATCTAAATCAACTCGAACATGCAATCCATCTTCTTGCACTGATAATTGCATCGTTGAATTTGCGTTATTGTTTCTACTGCGTGCCAATGGCAACTGGTCTGTATCGTGGTTAATTAAAAAACGGACATCCTTTAAGTCCGTTTGATTTAGTGCACCACTATCGATTACCTCTTTACAGAATCCGAAGTCCGTTTCTTTATCGAATACAATCGGTACACCCTCAATAACGTTTCCGTGTTGCTCATCGCTACGTGTTACAACATCACAAAAGAATGAGCGATTTTCTTTTTTATTTTGAATCATTTCCATTTTCTTCATCTTCCTCCGCCTTAATATCAGATTCCTTTACGTAGTTATTTACTGCAATCATGATTTCATCACCACCACGTTCATGTCCTAATGGAGTATATCCAAGCATGCTTCTGTAGTCGTCTCTTGTAAATAATCCAAGTTCCTTTGTAGCACTAATTACATTCACAATTGTGGCCGTTGGTTGATACTTCAAACGAGACATATTAACTTCAATCTCATTGCCAAAGCCGCGTTCTCTTTCTGTATACAGTGCATACGTTAAAGAGTCTGTCAGAAGAATTGCAAATGGTTCTAATCTACCCTCATATACAGCTTCGTATTGGTCTGAAGTAAATTTATTTTGTAGAAATTCTTCGTTTACACCAAAATATGTAAAAATCTTATTCTTAGCTTGATCCATTGTTGCTGAATCAACAATATATGGTTTTGATTCGATGTTCTGATAATCAAATTTTCCATCAACAGCAATTACACCACCGTTATTTTGTGCAGATAGATTATCTTTAATGAACCTTTGCTTTGCTTTCTCAAGATCATCTTCTTTAATAACATTAACGGTCTTTAAAATTCCACGAATAATCGCACTATTTTTAATTCCATTTATGATTCCTTGATTTTGAGCATCAAGCAACTCACATGCTGTATAAAGTGCTGCATTTGCATCACCCATTAAATCATCTCTAATAAAGTGATTTCTAAGATGGATGATACGGTCATATGGAACAGTATACGTACGCGTATAACTCAACTGGAATGAAGCATATAACTTATTATTTAGCTCATACAGTTTAAATGTCTTGTAGTTAATTGGATGTAGTGCTACTAGATATCCTTTTTCGTCATATTCAGGATATATAAATGCATTATTGTTTAAGAAATACATTGCACTTGTTTTATATAAAAAATCGTACATTGTCATGTACGGATTAGGATGCTTTAAAACCTTTGCAATATCAGAAACATAATCAACTGTAGTTGTACCATCCTTATTTGCAATTACAGCTCGCAATGACATCTTTGCAATATTTCTAGCAAGCGCATCTACAGATGCACGAACTAAGTCAATATTTAATGATTGTCCATCAAACGAACGATAACTCCATGCAGTAATGTCGTATGGTTTAAAATCGCTATTATATGTGGACCTAGATCTCTTAAAAATATCAAATAATCCCATTTCTTCTCCTATCCAACTAAATTCAAGTAATCATCACGATACTTTACATATATTACATATGCATTCAGCAAACTAACCATGCCATCAATACGTCTATTTTGTTGTATCTTAACAGGTTGAATTGATTCAATACTTCCCTGCGCTTTAATTCCAGTATTTGATAAACACCATTTAAGCATAGGATTGTTATCATAGTTAATCTCTTTATTTGCAAGTCTTGCACCAAGTTCCTTCATTGGAGCAGTCCAAGTGAAAGGACCCTGTGCAACCTTCTCCATTACAGACTGGCCAAACTCTCCAGCCATTTCGTCAGCCCAATATCCAGCTAACGCTCTATCATATCCCATCTTCCACAAATCAATACCGTACTTGTCGCGCATGTCTTTGTACCATTGTGTTACATCACTGTAATTAACCATATTCCCGTTACATATAGTAAGCAACCCTCTATCAGCCCACACTTGATATGGTGCTTCTTTTGAAGACGTCTTTTCTAAGTAGTCAATTCTTGCTTGTGGTAAAAAATAATGCTGTAAAACATAGATTTTATCATCATCTTTTTTACGGATTAATAGTGTAGCTGCAGTAAGGTCAGTAGTAGCAGATAAATCGCATCCACCAATCGCATATGTGTTAGCAACATCATCCATTGAGAATGTATCATCGCAATCAAGTTGTTCCCAGGATAGCCAAGTCTCTGATGTTACATTCTTTAGATTAAAGTCTTTCGTAAGTACAGTTGCTTTTATCTTAGAATCCACTTTGGCTCTGCTTACCATTTCACGCAGAAATGATTTTGCTTTAATCGTTCCTAATCCTGGATTAGCCTTTGGCCACATTTTTTCATCATCCCACTCTTTGGTGCTATCAAGTTCATAAATGAGTGGTAAAAAGCGTTCATCGTTAGTGTCTTTATTAATGACCTTATCAGCATATTCATAAAGGTCATCATAAATACCTTCTCTGTTAAATCCTGATGTAGTGATAGTAAACAAAATCGGTTGTTTTCTAGCAGACATACCCTGTTTAACTACATCGTAGATATTACGGTCCTTAATAGAATGTAATTCATCGATAATACCACAATGTACATTCAATCCATCTAATGTATTTGAGTCACTTGAAAGTGGCTGGAATACTCCGAAATTAAAATCAGAATACATATCGCTCTTTCGCTTAGCGATATACTTTGATAAATACGGAGATTGTCTGACCATATTCCTAGATTCATTAAATACAATCTTTGCCTGGTCTTTCTTACTTGCAACACAATCTATTTCTGCACCACCTTCGTGGTCTCCTATCATCATGTATAAAGATATTGCTGATAGCAGTACAGATTTTCCATTTTTACGCCCCATAATCCATAGCACTTCGTTGAATCTGCGAACACCATTCTTATCTACAAATCCAAAAATAGCTTGAATAGCAGCCTTCTGAAATAGTCTTAGTTTAATCGGTTCACCAATTGCTCCTTTAGACTGTTTGCAGAATGATTCAATAAAAAAAATAGGTCGTGATGCCCTATCTATATCAAACTTATATTTACTTCTTTTGCTTTTAACATCATTAGCCAGCCCCTGATAAACCTTTTCAATCTTCTTACTAACTACAATCTTTTTATTTTTGATTTCATTCCAGTATTTAAGAATGTAGTTAGTACGATCGTACTCAATCATTTAGTATTAAAGAACTCCATCATTGGATCTACAGTTGCCTTAACACTTTCTTGTTTATCATCAGGCAACAACCCAACAAGCTGTTTGATGATGTTATTGTAGTTTGAAATTAATTTGTTATATACCTGTGATGCACTAGAAGGTTTTCTTCCAGATTGGTTTTCACCATTCTGATACTCTTCAATCCATCCATTAACACGCAAATCATCTTGTAATTCACGCAAAGATATGACCATAAAAGCCGCATTTTGCATCAGATTAGTACATAGTTCTCTCTTCTCATTAGGTATATCTCGGAAAATAACAGTAAGTCTATTAAACTCTTCTGAAATAAGAGTTTCTTTGTCTATCTTCTTCTTTCTTGCCATATCTTTTTCCTTTCTACACGGCTATTAGACTACACCCATCAGCCGCTTTTCGGTTTCAGGTTTAAAAAGGACTGCTCATCGGTCCTCTTAGTTGACGTAATATTTACTACCATGCCCCCTCTATCTCCGTTTTAGATTTCCATACTCATCAAAGTACAATCCATCTTCAACTTGTGGCTTGCCTAAATGTTCTTTTGTATGGCAATCGTGGCAAAGTGCTTCGAGGTTATCCCAGTTCAATGTGATATATGGATCATGTATATTCTTCGGTGATAACCATATCTTATGATGTACATGTTCAGCTGGTGTAATCCTTCCAGCCTGTTCGCATCTATTGCAGTATGGATGTATCGAAAGAAAAGCCTTACGACATTTAATCCATGCTGCAGATCTATAGAATGCTTTACTAAACTCTCTTGCCATATAAACCTCCGGTGCAGGCGAAAAGGGTAGACATCAAGATATAGATGAAAGGAGGATTAATATGCCATGAAAACTTCATGTTGAGTTAAGGTTTAGCTGATGCCTACCCATAGAAAAAGCACACAACCCCAATTTGTGTGCCTTCCTTCACCTACGCGCATAGTACCATATTTTTTCAAGCACAATTGTGCAAAGTTAATACTTTAACAATATGTTCTTAATTTTCCTCTGAACTACTGAATGATCATACCCATGTATATATCCTATTGTTTCAAACGACCTTCCACATTCAAATCGTTCATACAGTAACTCAATTTCTTTATCCGATAATTTTGTTAGAAAGTTTTGAATATCGCTTAGTTCAGTCTCATACATCTTGTATTGCTTTGACAGCATTTCTTCTTCATTCATCAACTCGATGATATTACTTTTATAAATACGTGTACCTCTTTGATATTTCGCTTCTTCTTCCGAACGAATTGACGGTGATCTAACCGAACCATTTAACTCAATAGCAATCTCTTGCAATCTGTCCCAAATATCAACAACTCTATTTGCAGAGTATTTAATTCCTTTTAACTTACCGTCAATATATTTCAGTTTATTATCATTCACCATACTTCACCCTGTTAGCTATTTTCTTATTAACCCACTTCAAGCGATCTTCAAGCACAAAGAGTTGATATGTATTAACCTCTGCATATTCATTTCTTTTATGCAACTCCTTAACTCTTGCGATTTCTTTTTCCAAATCGTATCTTTTTCTATACAACAAAGCTAGTTCAATCTGTTTTTTATCTATCGTCATCATCAATACCTGCTATACGAACCGCAATCATCATAAAGACTCCGAAGAACATACCGCACCCAAATGCTAGAATAGCAACCATCATCATTTATCCTCCGGCATACACAACATAACTGTATCGCCCCAAAAGCTATTGCTGATTAAATCGTCCATAACCTGTTGTGCTACCGCTTTATCTGAATATCTTCCCAACAAGCGATCATCATTGTCTATTGTTGCACGCACTTCATATTTAAGCTTATTGTCTATTTGCTTTTCGATAACATAAAGCTTCTTAATGTTTGGATTGTAATAAATTGTGTCTTTATTTTGTGTTTGAATTGAATACATTTTTATCTCCTTTTTCTTTTCTAAGTACGCAACAGAATCATACTTATGTTGCGTTTGTCATTTCTTTGTTAAAAAATCAAATAATGCTTTATTTATGCATATTTACTAATATTTATCTGTGACGTATCATTTAATTAGCGCAACATAATTTTAATGGTTGCATTCAAGAGGTTATCCAATGTCAGATTTCAATAAAATTAAGTCCCTATTGTGTCCATTTTGTGGTGACAGTATCCCAACTTCTACAGATGCATGCTTCAAACATCATCTATTATCATTTGATGGAATTCAGTATCTAATCAGAGAGATAGGCGAAGAATATAAATGCAGTGGTATTGATGTCCAATATTTAAAATGCCCAAGCTGCTCTTCATACGTTTTAAATATAAAATCTTATGGAGCAAGTTTTGAACCATTTGAAACAGTGATTCACCCGACAACCCTAGCTAAACATTTCCCAAAATACATACCGGAGCAAATTCGCAAAGATTATGAAGAGGCCTACTCTATAGTTTCTTTAAGCCCTAAAGCCTCTGCAACACTATCACGAAGATGTTTGCAAGGAATGATCCATGACTTTTGGGGTATTAAAGAAAAGAATTTAAATGCTGAAATAACATCATTGAAATCTCGAATTTCGCCATCACTTTGGAAAGCAATTGACGGAATACGTACCATAGGTAATATTGGTGCTCATATGGAAAAAGATATCAATGTAATTGTCGATATCGATTCCGGAGAAGCAGAGAAGCTACTTAAACTAATCGAGCATCTCATTAAGGAATGGTATATCAACCGTCATGATGTAGAAGTTCTACTTGAAGAAGTCAATGCTATTTCTGATGAGAAGAAAGCAAAGGCATTATAATAGACTCGCCTTCATAACAAGGATCATATTCGAAAAGAAATTCTCCTTCTGAATTGAAGTATTTCTTTACTGGACGAGCCAAATCATCTTCTGTTCCTTTCCCTCTTAGCACATGTACTACGATTACTTGTTCAATAGTAATGTGGTCTACTCTTCTACAATCTTCTGTATTGTATCGACCACGTTCTTTTAATCCAGTTCCTATCATAAATATCCTCCTAATCATAATTTGGTAAGTGGTTGATTTCGCCTCTTACCTTTTCTACGTCATGCGGTTCTAAGCATATATATCGTTGTGTTTCTTCTGCAGATGAATGTTGTAGTAATTGCTGCACCAGGAGAAGGTCATGTGTTTGATCCCATATCCATCTACCGTATGATTTTCTAAGTGAGTGACAGGCAATTGGATATTCTATCTTTGCTTCATCTGCTAGCTTCTTAATAAATCTCCATGCAGTACTTCTATCAATCGCATCACGGTTCACTCTATCCTTTGGAAACATAAATTCATTCATGGTGAAGTTATATGTATCGATGTACTTTTTAAGAACTTTGTAGATATCATCAGATAATTTATATTGCTGGCGCTTGCCAGTTTTATGTTCAGTTACAGTAACTCGACCACCAGCGAAGTCGCGTGGTGTAGATTCTAATATCGTATTGATTCTGCATCCTGTATTAACGCCAATGATAAGAATGATGTAATTTCTATACCACTTGAAATACTGTTTAGAAGATGGTTTGTATTCATCTCTATGAATAAGGCAGATACGAAC